CGGTAAGACGAGAGCAATCTGTATCCCTGACATATGGACACAGAGTGTTCTAAAACCCATTCATGATTACCTAATGAATGTGTTAAGACGGATGCCCAATGACGGGACCTTTAGTCATTCTGCGTTAGCAGAAAGAGTAAAGGCCTTTACTTCCCATCATGGTCTATTCTGTTATGACTTAAAGTCAGCAACAGATAGACTTCCACTAGAAGTACAGAAAAGAGTGCTTAAACCTCTTTTAGGTCCTATAGTAGATGGGTGGTCTAAACTTATATCTGAAAGAGATTTCAAATATAAAGATAAAATGATTCGTTATAGTGTTGGTCAACCAATGGGGATGTTATCCTCATGGCCAGCCATGGCTATAACGCATCACGTCATCATAAATTATGCAAAGAAGAATAAATCCTTCTATGCAGTAATTGGTGATGATATGGTGTTACATCAGGAAAGGGCCGCTTTGGAGTATAGGCAGATAATGGAATCCCTTGGTGTGGAAATTAATGTCGAAAAGACATTAATTCCACGCAAAGGAACCAATATCGCCGAAATAGCAAAACGTTACTTTCGTAATGGTTTTGATATTTCACCTATACCTCCAAAGGTACTAATAGAATCAACAAAGAACCTGGAAGGGTTCCTTGAGTTTCTAGAAGTACTAGCTTCCCGGACCAGTAATCTCCAGAGTTATTCTGGCCTTGACTGGTCTGAAGCCATAAACCTTATTTGGAAATCAAATAAGGATTACGGATCAGAGGCAGCCCATTGCGTCTTAACTTGTCCCATTCAGGGTTATTTTCCATTTCTGGATAATGCCCTTAAGGGAACACTGCTCCTTACGGAGTTAGGAACTCTCTGGGACAAATCTAAGTTACCAATGATAATGGTACTCTTAGATCGCTTCATTGAGAATGAAGCGGTTAAGAGGCTTAACGAGAATGATCTTGTCCTAGAAGCTTCGATGGAGGCTTCAGGGATAAGACCACCCGTTAAGTCGGCCAAGCCTACTGACCTTACTCCTTCCCCAATAGTAAAAGAATACCTTTCCCTGAAAAGAAAGGATCTTCTTGTACTAGTGAGGAACTGGGTAGGAAATCAACTAACTGGTTCTTTTGATGATTCTTCACCAACAAGAACAAAGAGCTCATTACAGACATTAGATATGTCTATAACATGTTCTCAGTTAGTTGAAGCCCTACAGAGTGAGGCTGATACCTCTAATCCAAAAGACTTCATGGAAAAGAGACGTATCAGGAGGAAGCGCGATCTGGTACTAGTCCAAAAGTTTTGGCAAATGAATAAAAGGTTTATCATACCTGATATTCCTAGTCCAAAAGGCGAAACCACTCGGTAGGAAGTCAAGTTGCAAGGTAATCAGCC